CAGCGCCTCCAGGCCCTCGGCCGGGGCGGGGATCGTGCCGGGGAGTAGGGCCGCCAGGCGATCGAGGAAGGCCTGCAATCCCGCGGCATCCTGCTCCAGTGCCCGCTGGGCCGTGACGCGACCGAGGATCTCAGCCAGGTCGCCCAGCTCAATCCCCGATCGCGTCGCCGCGATGTCCAGCCGGCAGGCCCGGTCCGCGGACCGGGCCTCCGCGTCCGACGTCGGGTAGGCCGGATAGGTGACCGGGGAGATATCGAACACCTTCCCCTCGATCAGGTGGCGGAGCACCGTCCCGTCATCATGATGCTCCCACTCATCCCGCACGATCTCGAACCCGAACGAGGTCCCGGTGACATCGCGACGTTCGATGCGGCGCGCGAAGTGCCGATGCATCGGGTCCTCGGCATCGAGGTCCGCTTCCCAATCGAGCGCCTCCTTCGTGTGCACCAGCCGGAGGGTCTTGTTCGTCGTGCGCGCCAATACCCACCGCGGATCGTGATTCCAGAGCCCACGGATGTCCGCCTTGTCCTTGAGCGACTTGCGAAAGAAGCTGGGCTCGATCACCTCCGTGTACCCGAACATCGACTCCGACTCCTGGCCGTAGGGAATCGTGCCGCCGATCCGGATGGTCTTCTCTGCCTCGTCCTCCTCAGCCCGCACTTCGACCAGGGAGTCGAGGAACCGGCGCTCGTGCTGCGGCAGCGTCGCCTTCAGCTCGTCAATCGTCTTCGCCATTGCCAGCCTCCGGGTTAGGCGGCGTGCCCGCCGTCATGTTCATCGGGGTCAGGTAGTCATCCCCGTCCTCGACGGGGTTCATCTCTTCCTTCTCCCGCACATCGTTCTTCGACATCCAACCCCACTGGCGCGCGATCGCATAGGCCTCGTAGCGGGTCTTGATGTCCCCGCGCAGCAGCCCATCCACGAGGAACTTGAAGTACCGGGCCGTGGGCCTCGGCAGCAGCGCGGCCCCCAGCCGCTGTTCCCACCGCGCGAGCCAGGGGGTGAGGCTGTGCACGACGTAGGAGATGCCCTCATTTTCAATGTTAGAAAACGTGCTACGCTCCAAATCGCCGAGCATGTGGGGCGGCAACCGGAGGATCCGGGACGCCTCGGTCACCTGGAACTTCCGGATCCCCAGGAACTGCGCCTTTTCGGGATCGACCGCGGCCTGGTGCCACTTCATCCCCTCTTCGAGCACGAGGACGCGGTGGGCCTGCGTCAGCCCGCCCACTTGATTCTCGATGGCGAGGCGAATGCGCTTCTGGGCTTCCTCGCTCAGCTCAGCCGGATGCTCGAGATACCCTGACGGATGGGCCCCCTGGCCGAAGAACTTGGCGCCGAACGTCTCGGTCGCCAGGCCGAGGCCGATGGTCTCCCGGAACGTCTTCACGGGGTCGAGTCCCCAGATGCCATCGAGTGACCAGCCGCGCACGTGGAGCATCTCGTCGGCTCGCAGGATCCGGGTCTCGACGGGCGGCCCCATCAATCCCTTCGGCACGGACACATGATAGATGCGGCGGCCGGCCGCATCGCGGTCGATCCGCACCCGATCCGGATTCAGCGGCCACAGCGCCTGTGGCGTCCCGTCATTGCGCTGGACGATCTGCGCGTAGGCGTTCCCGAAAATGCAGAGGTGTCCTTGCAGGAGCTCGCGGAACTCGAACGACGTCTGCTCGTCATTCGGTTGGTCGTGCAGGAGTTGGTGGGTACGGTCCGGTACGAGCTGGCGCCCGCGCGGCTGCAGGCGTTCGTACTGATTGAGCGGGAGCGAGGCCAGATCTTCGGAGAGGATCCGGACGCCGGCCGAGAACGCCGGCCAGGACAGGGCCGACTTCGTCGTGACCTCGGCGCCCGAGCTTGTGGGTGTGACCCCGAACCAGTCTGCCAGCGCGGGATCACGCGGATGCGCGCGCCGCTCCAGCGGGAATGCCCGTCGAATCAGCATCAGCCCTCCGGTTTCCGTGCCCCGAGATCCGCCAACACGCCCCACCCGATACAGCCGGCGCCGGCGACGATCAGGCCGGCCGGGAGCCAGGCCAGCCCCGCCCCGATCACGCAGCAGGCAAGGCCGATCGCGACCAGGACGTCGTGCCGGTCAAACGCTGATGGGCTCACGCCGTTCATACACACTCCGTTTCGGTCCCAGGCCGGTGGCGATCGCATCGCTCGCGGCCTCGTGCGAGAGGATCGCCGCCATCGCGAGGTCGATCTTGTGCGGGCTATCGGGCCGCTCTTTGCGCAGGATCCAGAGCCGCTTTTCCTGCTCGTCCACGAGGTTCGTGAACAGCCGACAGGCGTTGCCCAGATGTCGGTCGAGCCGGGGATCGCCGTCGTGACTGACTTCGCCCGCCGCGATCGCCGTCACGAACGACCGGATCGCGTAGGCCATCGGCTTCCGCCGATTGGTCCACCACTCGACCACCACCTTGTCGCCATACCGCCCGGCCCACGTTGCCACCCAACCCTCCCACTTCGGCGGGTCGGCATACATCCGCAGCACCTTCCACCGGCCGAAGGCATCGGCCACCGCGCCGTCCACTTCCCGCACCGGCACCTCCCACTGCTGCTGTTGCGGCGGTCGCTCCCACACCCCGAGCACCCATTGATGACCGCTCGGAATCTCGGTCCCGACCAGCGCCGTCGCATCATCGTAGCGCGAGCCGTCGAACCCGAGCGTGATCATCGCCCCCTTCGGCGGCGGCCCGCGCGTCACGCGCAGGGCACGCCACTGGTCGATGTCAAACGCCTTCGCCGATGCCTGGACTGGGCGGTTCAGCCACACCCGCTCGAGGTAGGCGCGATCAGCATCGGGTTCTCGAAACGATTCCCGGATCCGCTCCACGTCGGTCCACCCGGCGATATAGGGACCCGAGGCTTCCAGAATCGCCGACCGCAGCCCGTCGTCGCTACTGAGGTCGTGATGCGCCGACGCCTCCCGATGAAAGAAGAAGAGCCGGGATCGGCTGGGATCCGTCTGCTTCGCCACCTCGAGCGCGTAGTCCATCGTCGCTTCGGCCACCGACCCCACTCCGGGTTCGGGGGCCGTGGTGGTCTCGAGCGCCCACGGCTGGGCGATCGGCCGCTTTGCGAGGTTTGCCAGCATCACGGCCCACGCACGCTTGAGGTGATCGAGCACGAGGCGATGGGTGTTGTGTGTGACAACCATTCCCTCGCCCGCACGATAGAGCCGATCGGGGGCGTCCACCGCCAGGCACTGGACCGCTGTCGAATCAACGGGCTCGACCGATACAACGGCGAGTGCCGTGTGGCGGGCTAGGCGCACAGGCCGGAGCCGGGCCCTTTTCCGCTCCAGCCGAAACACGAGCATTTCGTGGTCCGCCTGAAACGCCACCTTCGCGACCCGTAAGTACGAGCCCTGTCGGTTGTCCTCGCGCCAGCGGACGGATGGCACAAACCCAAGCGAGCGCGCCAGTTCCACGAAGCCCTCGACGAGCGGGCCGCACGTGTTCACGAAAATACAATCCCCCCGTCGTGATACGTGTCCATCGGAGTCCATGAGGCCCTGCATGAGCGCCAGCCGCTGCGCGGTGCCCGCCCGCAAATACCTCTCAGGAATGTGCTTGTCTTGGAGGAGTCCGAGCCGGCGCAGGCGGCCCACGACGGAGTCGGCGCGGGGGCCGGTCCGGCTGTCGGGTGTAGTCACGTACATCCTCGTGGCCGTGCGCTGCACACTCTCGCTGACGACATAACCGCACTCACGCACTCTCCGGGCGATCTCTGCGCCGTCCACGAATCCCGCGTGGATCATCGCGTTCCGCGCGTCGCCATCGCCCAACCACAGACCTAGCACATACGGGTCGATCGGAAGCGGAATATCCGGTGCCTGGAGCGCGCCGCCGACTGGTATATGGTAGGTCCACGCCCGATATCGGCCAGATTGGAAAGACACGTCCCGCATGCTCTCGGTGGTGCGCACCGCCCACCCCTGACGGATCCCACACCGGCAACCTTGGCCATGCCCGCAACCACCCCGTCGATGCGCGAACCACAGGTGCCCGCCGTCCGTCACAACCGAGGATCCGTCCTCGAACGTGACCCGGTAGCATCGCCGGGAGATATGCACGGGGGACTTTCCGATCACGCGGCACGGCTGCCCGTCGCGCCCAACCACCACATCCCCGACTTGCACCTCGCCCATCGTCGTCCGCCCGGCCGGTGTCGGGAGCGGCGTCT